AATTTAAGTTTTAGTTTGGGCATAATTCAAGTTATTGCTTTACTAAATAATAGTAAAAAAGCCCCCGATTACTCAGGGGCTTTTAATTACCTACTTACTGTTTAGAGTTCAAAATCACCTGCTGGTGCACTGAAATCTCCTGGTTCAAATGGCAGATCATCATCAGTATTACCACCAAATGAACTTACAGCTTTAGCACCAGGTTTCTTATTAACATGTGTATTTACATCAAATGTTAATAATCTAGATGTTCTACCTTCATCTAAATTTGCTGCTTCCATTGCAACTTCACCTTTGCCAGTGCGTGGTAAGAATAACTCATATCGAGTATAACCCTCACGGCTTTGATATTCTTTACCAGCTATACAAAAGTTAAGCATTACACCACTAAAAGGTTTTTCGCTATTAAAAGCGTTAACAAATGACTCAATAGTATCGTGTTTTTCATCTTGGTTGTTAAACCATGCTACACAATCTGTCGCTTCGCAGATGTTTTTAATACCGCGCAATATTTCAGTATCGCGTGATACTTCACGACCAGTTTTAGTTACACCATCAACATAAGCATATTGGCTAAGTTTAACTCTGCCAACTTGACCTTTGTATTTGAGCCCATCTGGTTTGTTACGATCAATAGCAAAACCTTCAAAACCTGGGATTTCTTCTGTTTCTAACTCCATAACAATATGATAGGAGTTTTCTACAAAAGTAAAAGGTTCAAGTTTTACCTCATGTATCATTGCTTTTACATTTCCGGGCTCAATTGTTTTTGAGATGTAGGTACCACCACCTTCAGTGGTTACTTTTTTTGTGCTAAGTGCCATAGTGATTAAATTAGAAGTTAATGATTGATTTACGTACTAGTTCTAAGTCATTGGGTATTTCCTCTTCGTCGAACATTTCTAGAGGAGCTTTACAGGTGTTATCACCTGAGTTTTTGGTCTCGAAAACATAGCGAAGTTCACCTTCTTTGTTTTTCTTAACCTTACCAAATAAGACAATTGAAAATAAACCTTCGAGTGTTAATTTCTCGTCGATCATCTTACCAATTGTTTTAGCTTTGGTTTTACGTGCACCAGTGCTGTCGTAGAAATCCTCTGAGTGAGTCAAGAAAAATACTACTAAATCACTACGCAGATCTTTTGGTGTTTTAGCAACAGATGCTAAACCAGCACCAATCTGAGTAAATTTCTCGTAACCTTTTTCTAGTGCTCTATCAAAGAACTCAAAACTAGACATATATTGCCAGTCGTCTACAACAACGGTTTTAATTTCAGGTCTGTTAATAGATACATACTCTAATGCTTTGACAACTCCGCCGGGTGTTGAGGTGTTACTCATATTACCTTTAGGGTTTTCTTTAGATAGAAGTGTGTACTTTTCACGCCATCCTTTAAATGGTAGGGGTTTGTTTGCAACATTGATAATAAACGTTGTTGCAGGGTCTAATGTGCGAATACTGGTGGATTTACCTGATCCAGATTCAGCAACAATCAAGCATGCTTCGGCCATCTTTCAGTTATTAGTTTGTTTAAAAATGATTTGTCACTAACAGGAGCTTGCCACAATATTGCAGCAAGATCCTTAATGGTCATTTGATCAATGGGAGCGTCATTGTCAGGATCCATGATTTCAAAAGATAAACTTTTGGTTTTAAGTTTTGGTAACTCCTTTGGCTCAGGTTTGACTTGTGAGTCTACCGTTACCAAATGCAGTTCTTCAACAGGAATTAAGTATCTAACATGCCCACTTGATGTTGGAATAGTATCATACTCTTCAGCAAAATGTGGGTTGTATTTCCAGCGCCATAATTTACGCTCAGGATCTTCAGGTTCTAGATTAGAACTTACATACTCTGTATAGACATCTACTCCGCTGCTAAGTTCATTAGCAAAGAAGCCCATACAATAGTAATCTTTGTCTTGAGGTTTCCAAGCAAGCTTGGGCACATAAGCAGCATCTGGTACTCCTAGTGCATTAAATACTAACTGATGATACTCTCTTAATTCTTTAACGATTTCTGTTCTTGTTTTTGACATATTAAACGATTTTGGTTAATGTTCTCTTTTCTTGTGTTGGTGGTGTGTCTGCTTCTATTACTTGCATCTTTTCAAACTCTGCCTTGAAGAAACTCATTCTGTTATCCCCGTTTCTACATTTTAAGAAGTGCATAACAAGAACCTTGTCATCTTCTATAATGTATCTATCTGGGCCATAAAATCTGATTTTTTGTTTACCTGGTCTATTGATACCAACAACCATGTCTGCATGTTGCAGTAACGCGTCAGCGCCAAATAAATCTGATTCTAGAATGTAGTTTCCGTATTTACCATCTTCATTGCGCTCAGGCGAGTCAATGTTTCTATTTAGCTGGCTTAATACGATAAAGGCTATTGGATACTTTCTTTTTAAATAGGTTATTGTTTCGCTTAAGTTGTAAAGTGTTTCATATTTATCTTTCTCGTAACTCTCTTTTTTGACTAGTAATGAATGATCTAAGGTAATAATAGTTTTTGTAAAAACCTTCTCTTCGTCAATAATTTCTGCGTGTTCTTCCATGTAAGATTCGATGATCTTTTTGAATGTTGATGTAGTACAAGGTTCATCTACTATATCAATTGGATACTTAACACGACTCTTTGCATAGGCATAACATCTTGTAAGATCTTCAGGAGCTAATACACCATCTGCGCTACACAAGTACTTATATGACTTGCCTAGATAGCTACTGTATTCACGGATAGCAGAAACACGGGCAAGCATCTCAAATTGAAACTGTAAAACTCTAAATTTCTGTCCTTTATTAATAGCAAAAGCGCTTCTAATTATTTGATCAGCAATAAGAGTTTTACCACTACCTGGTCTACCACCTATAACAGTCATTGAGTTCCACTCAATACCATCTGTAGATGCGTCATTAAATTTTTCCCAGGGTGTCTTGATGCTCTTAATTAAGCCTTCTTGCCTACCTTTAAGATAGTTAAGAGAATCAATAAACCCTTCTTTTTGGCTTCTCCAAGCCTGTTTACCATTTACCATATCATCAAATTTAATCTTAAACTACTTTCTCACTAAAATGCTTGTTTTCATTATCATCATAATTACCGGTAACAACCATTTCGCAATAGTTGGCTAACTCAGAATCAAATGATCTATCTCCAGACATTTTGCGTATAAAATACTGAGATGTTCGCATGTATAAGTAATTACGTTGTAAGTACTCATTGACATACAAAGTAGTCGCTGCAAGAACTGTTTCCCAAGAGTAATCAAAATTCTTAAAGAACCACTTAAATGCAGTTTCTAGATTCTTTTCATTTACTCGGGCTTGTTTACCACTAGGTAGCTTACCGCGTGGAAATAACATATTATACGCTCTAATGTTCTCTGAATAAGAGTTGCCTACAACTGTAGTGTTAACATCTTCAACAATTTTACTGTATAACACATACATCTCTTTTAAAAGATTTTCACCTTTTTCAGTAATAACCCAAGCGTTCTCTAAATTATCAATTCCTACAAACGCTGTTGGAGTTACATAACCTAAAGCTTTAAGATTACGTATCTCAAAGTGTAAGTTAATAGATGAACTGCTTACAGCAATACTTTCTTTAAGGCATAGTAGAGCAAATAGCTCATTAGGTGTCACCTTGAGATTCAGAGTCTCCAATAACAGTGTCAACAGTTTGTTCTTTGGGTCTAAGTTCATACAAACATTTTTTATAGATATATGAGGTTTTGTAATCGTTTATTTCTAAAAGATTATTTACTGTCTTTATCGAGTAAATTATGTTACCGTGGTTTTGTCCTAGATAAACAGCGATTACTCCTTTTCTATAACCTACATCTTTGGCTATTTTACAGAAGATTTGTCTATAAACACTATACTGTCTATTCAGTTTTGATAACTTGTTAGGAACTTCTGGTGGATCATCTTTGTATATGATATCCATTATGATCTCTTCTATTCTTTGTAGAGTAGGTTTTGTCATGATATCAATTTCTTCCAAAGTTGTAACATGAACAGTAACCCCATACACTTTAGAGATCTTGTTGCAAAAACGGTGTATCTCTTGTTGTAAGTCAAAATAGTAGTTTTCGTTCATCACCACTCTATTATGGGTTTCTTCAGTGATTCCAGACATTTATTTACCTTATTAAATACATCCCCAGAATCCCAGTTCTCTTGTTTATTATGAGCAGCAGATGCGGGGTGTGAAGTTAGTAACTTTTTATTATTGTCTGAAACAGCATCTTGCCACTCTGCAGCTTTTTTACCCATGTACACATAAATCAACTGAGGATTATGCCAGTTAAGCATGTCAAACAAATACGCTAAAAAAGGTTGCCAGATTAAATAGTGTTGACCGATCTTGTTAATACTCGTAGTAAGCGCTACATTTAACAATAATACACCTTGATTTGACCAACGAGTTAAATCAGGATCCATTTGCCGGGGCTCTTTATAAACAGTCCCTTGGATCTCTTTAAAGATGTATCTAAGCGATGGCGGTATATTAGTAGTACCACTAGCTACAGAAAATGCTTTACCATCTGCAACATTTGCATATGGATAAGGATCCTGACCAAGGATTACAACTTTAAGATCTTTGTATGGACAATCGTAAAAAGCACTAAACATTTTACTTAGGGATGGTGTAAAACGTTTACCTTCTACGCTATCTTGTGCTAACTTCTGTATAATCTTGGTAAAATCATTACTGTATATAAAGTGGCGAAGCACTGTTGACCAACCAGATGGTTCTAATTTTGCATATAATTTGTCTCTTATGTTATCTATATCTATATTTGTCATAAACTTTAAACATTTAAATTATGGCGGTTATAGTAAAAGAATTACAAGATGAACACATTGTGTCCATCAAGGTAAGTGGTTTCTTCTACAAAAGAGTTAAAAATCTTTTGATGCGTACTATGTCAAAACAAGATCAGTCTTTTATCCAAGAGTTTATAAAAGCTGAAAGTAATCCTGCAGAGTTTTTTAAATCAAGCGAAGAAGCTTTTGATCTAGAAACAATTCTAATTCTTATTAAAGAGATAGAAAATGCAGCAATAGAACAAAAGCAATATGCTGATAAAGAAGTTCTAGAGCCTGGTGATGAGGGTTATGTTGAACCTACTAGTGAAGGTTAAAACCTACTATATCACCAACTTCTAGGCAAGCGTTGATAGCCATGGCTAGTTCTACTTTAGAGCACGCTGCAAAAGACTTACAAACTTTTACCTGAGAGCCGTTTATGTCCTTAATAAGACATAAACCGGCTTTTTCTTTTATCTCGTATTTCATTTCTTCAAAGGTGTAACCTAAGAAGTTTGCTAATTCTCTAATCATCGCGTGCACTTTAGCAAGTTGTGCTACACTACCATCTGATTTAACAGCTTCTACATAGATCTCAATAGTAGCTCCTTCTGGGAGATTCTTTAAGAACATGTCATATTTTAGTTTCTCAGCTGTATCAGAATAAACAAGTTTACCGTTTTCTTTTTTGAGAACGCCGTGAAACATTAGAAATTAGGTTTATTTAGTTTCTCGCTTTTCGTGGAGATAGTTAATGTAAAACCAAACCAGCTAATAACTACTTCTGTTTTCTTTTCTACTACTTGTCTGCAGAATGGATCCTTACATTTTTGTGTATTGATACATCCTTTTAGACAGTTTCCTTGTGCCCCATAAGGTTTACGCACAATTTGCGTGTGGGGAATTAGATTTACATGTTGATAGCTTTCTTTCCAGCCATTAGTAAATGAGATTGTTGTCATAGTTTTTCTTCAAAGATATTGATTATTTTAAAAAATGTATCTAATCGTATTCCAGGGGATTATTTCTGTGTGTAGAGCACAAAATTGTTCGATATATTCTTTCTTAAGAACGTGATTGTATCTAATATTTTTACCCCCATACTCAGAAACTTTTGCCTCTTGAATTTCAGGTTTCCATAGTAAGTCTTCTCCTGGTAAGTTTTTTTCTAGGTTATACTTGTGTTTGCCTTCGTTGTGGGTAAGAAATATTACCTCAGCTTTTACTTTGTCTTTGTACTCTACTATGCCTTGTACTTGTCTAAAGAGCTCACCATATTCTACTAACCAGTCATCTGTTACTATTACAGGAGAGAAATTTATGTGAACATCATATCCCGCTTCAATAAATCTATCAATAGCTTTTATTCTAAGATTTATCGGTGTAGTGTTAGGTTCAAGAATTTCTGCATATTTAGTAGGCATAAGACTAAACCTAATCCTCATTTTACCATCTGGGTTATATTCAAGAAGTTTCTCATTAACATACTTAGTAGCAAATGAGCCCATTGTTCGCGGGTGGTGTTTAAAGAAATCAAACACTTTTTTCCAGTCATAATGTTTAGCATGTAAAGCCATATCACTATTAGTACCTATATCATAGGTTACATATTCTGGATGAGTTTGATTAGGTTTTTCTACATCTGCGAACCAGGCGTGGTGATCTACTTCTGTAAGTATTTGATTGATGTTTTCAGCAATATTAACACCTTCTGTTTTGTGACGTTTACAGTAACAGTAGCCACAGTTGAATCCACACCCCATAATTATAGTTGGGGTAAGAAAATCTGTGCTGCGACCACTGTTTCTAATAATCATAGACTTTCTGTTTACTTTTTCGATCATAATCTTACTATAGTATAAGGTTTATGCCAGCATAAATCTAACCATCTTTTAGCAGCAGTTATGCTATCAAATTCACTAGTAATAATCTCGCGCCTGATACCATGAAGTCTTACAATACATCTAACAGGTTTACTCATGATTCTTTTTTAAGCTTAAAAACTGAATAATTGTAGCAACAGTATCTTTACCTAATCCCGCTTTACCAGTTATCCCCATTAGTTTTATTTTCTTCTTCATCTTCTTTTGGTTTAAGCGTATCATTGTAGTCTTGCAGTTTTTGAGTAGACCACCACTCATACTTAAAATCAGGTTCTATAGCTCTAATTTCATCAAGTAGCTCTTGTCTATAACCTCGATCATAAAAATAGATGGTAATGGCATCTTCCAGATCACAAATGTCTTGTGGTGCTGAGATTGATACTCTTAAATCATAATCTTTCCATTTAGTTTTGTAATCATAGAATGTAATACCTTTGGTCAGGTTTTTATGCAGGTTATGTAGAGTAAAATTACGAACTCTTACTATGGAGTTATCATTACCAAATAGTTGTAAAAATCTTAAAAACCATCTTGGACACCATTTAGGCTTGGCTCTGTAATCCATAGCTATTACCAATGGTTGAAGTGCTTTAAATATAGGGCCATCTTCATTATAGGGTATAGCTCCTAAATATCTATACTTTTCATAGAAGTTTTTAGGAAAGAATACTGCTCTTATGTCATCTAAAGTAATATCACGAGTATGAATTATACCTTTTTTTCTACCTTTCCAAAATAAAAGTGTTTTCATTTTTCTTTAGTGTTAAAGTGTTCGTTTAGTATTTCTACCAATTGGTAAGCATCATCACCGATAGTGCTTCCTATTTTCTCACCATCTATAAATACATCGTATCCAGTGATGTAGCAGCATCCATCTCCACAGGTGTGCTGGTATGCTTCAAGTTCTATTTTCATTTCTCTTTGGTGTTATTTTTCTGTTCTTTATAAAGGGTAAAATCAAATCCATCAGTTAATACTACAACTAATGTTACAATAAAAAGAACCAACAATGGTGACAGTTTAATTACTATATTCATTTATCTTCTGTGTTAAAGGTTTCGTTGTAGTAATCATTAAAAGATTTTTGCTTTCCAATGTAGTTGTCGCCAAAATCTTCAACTCTGCTATCGTGCCACACATCTTCCATCTGCTCCTTCTCCATTTCTTTGGCTTGTT